TCGTGTACGTATTCGAGGAACCGCTGCTCGCATACGACATCGAAACACCGCCATTCGGGTTCGCGCTGCTGCTGCCACGATAGACCACACGGACGGTGGCAGTACTTATCCAGTACTTATCGGAATAGTAGGTAGAAGATGATCCGTTCAGATTACCAACCGGAACCATGTCCATATACTTGCCGTGCGCCACGCCTGTTATCCATTGGTCACTGGCTGTTTTGCCCTGTACCCAGCGCACTGTGCCGTCCGGCATCCAGATGCGCCATTTGCCCTGGTTGCCGCTGTCATTCGGCAGATCCACGCCGTCCATCATGTCATACTTGTTGCCGTAGATGTCCTCGTAGCCCAGGCAGCAGATATTGTTCACCTGCACCACGGTCGCCTGCCCGTATTCGTCCCGGCTCTTATACCAGGCATACTGATGCACCAAGCCGTCAATCAGTGAATTCGTGATTTTGTTGTTGATGGCATACGCTTCGTCATAGCCGATGGTATCTGTCATTCCATGGTCGGCCGTTCCACCCGTTGTCCGGTTGTTGCTATGCTGACCGGCACCGCACTGTTCCTGCATGTCCCTACGCCCGTACTTTGCATAGCTCAGGTTCGCGATGCGGCTGTGCATCAGGGCATCTATCTGCTGCATGCCACGCTGCTGGCTGTAATAGTGGAAGTCCGTCCAGGTCATGCTTGCCGTGGTCGAAGCTCCGGTTATGCAGGCACGCAGCTTGCTGCCCACTACAGAACTGCCTACAACGGCACACAGATGCTCCTCATTGGCCACCCAATCCGGTTCCATGTCTTCTATCTTGTCGCTGTTGCTCAGCACCACGCAGTCAAACTCTGCCGTGTTCAGAATGGAGAAATGCAGGGCTGTAGCACGTTCCGGAACGTCCGCTATCAGATACATGCCGGCTTCAAATTTCAAGCCGATGGTCGGCACCACGATGCTCTTCAGGATGTTTCCTGCAGCATCCACAAACACACTGCCGATAAGCCCCGTGCCGGGAACACTCGGGAAGCGCACACGTCTGTAACCCGACACGTCCACTTTGCACACGGAATAAGCCTTGTCCGTCGTATAGGATTCCATCAGCGTGGGCTTGCCGCTCATGATCTTGCGTTCACCCAGCCAGCCGCCCTGTGTCTCCTTGATGGCATCCAGTGTCAGTACCGTCGCGTCCGGAACCGGGGGCATTTCGTCCTCCGGATAACTGCTGTAGCAGGCGTACTTCTTGTTGTTCAGATAGTCGTTGATGCCCTTGCTCCAGTAAAACGGCTCATACATCATCCAGTCACCCTCGCTGCCGTCCAGCTTCGCAACCGTGCAATCGTTCATATCCTCCGCATCGGCATAGAAGTTCGAGCTTTCGTCATGCAGGGGGAAATAGGTAATCTCCCCGTCCGGGTTGTTCACTTCCACCTGCTGCCCGGCTATCTCCACCTTCCGGCTCGTAGGCATTTTGGTCACCTTGGCCAGTACGCGGTGGCGCTTGGACAGGATGGCATTCACATGCCCGCTCATTTTGTACGTATTGCCGAATTTGTATCCGGTCCTGTTGTCCAGGTTCGAAACATTGGCATCATCGGCCACGCTGTCGTCAAACTCAATCATCGTATAGGGCGGCTGCTTGATGGTCAGTTCCGGATAACGGGCGGCATACTTCTCCAGTTCCTCATCGGCCAGGTACTTCGTCAGGGTCAGCTTGCCCCTCAGTCCCGAATGCCGGTCATCCACGGCACCCGTCTGCGTGTACGTTCCGTAGTCGTAATACTTCTTCAGCAGGGTTCCGTCGTCTTCCCGGTCTATCTCCAGCACGAAGCGCTCCAGCTTGCCGCTGCCGTTCAGTCTGGCCTGGTGCAGGCGTTCCAGCAGGACGAACCCGTCGATGCCGGGGCAGTTGGTGTAGCGGTAGCCCCGCACATTATTGATGCCTTCCAGTATCAGGCCACTGTCGGACAGTTTGGTCAGATACTCCAGGAACAGTTCCTCAATCGTGTCCGGCAGGCATAACTGCACAACGGGCGCACCGGTGGCCAGTTTTACCCGGGTCAGCCCCGTACCCCTCACATCCAGTTTCTTCAGTCGTCCCTGCCAGCTCAAGTCCAAAGTAGCCACATTGCCGTTGTCCCCGTTCCGGGCCAGCCGGTTGTTCCGCATGTTCACTTCTTCCAGAAGCAGCATGCCGTTCGTCGAAGCCATGAACGAGCCGTTCCGGTAACCGCTGGCTTTCTCCACGCTCATGTCCAGTTTTACAAGGTTGGTCAGCAGACCGAAGTTGAAGCCGATTGCGAACGCATCCTCGTGCCATACCAGCTCCTTGATTTTGGCTGCACCGATTATCTTCAGCGGGTCGTTCTCACCGAAGGCACGGGTCAGCTGCAGGGAATGGAGCACGTCCGCATCCACCACGCCGCTGTCGGCCTGCACGCCGTTGCTGGTGGAAAGCTGCACACGGTACGGAATGGTCAGCCGGTACTGCATCGGTTTCAGCGTGTAGGCCTTGTCCAGCGAGGACGTGGACTGGTAGAACTGGGCGCCAAGCGTGGATACATAGCCGTACTCCACCTGTTTTAAATCGTAGCGACGTTGGATGAAGTAGTTCCGGTGCGCTTTCAACGAACCCTTCAGACCGTAGATCTGCGGATAGGTCTGTTTCGCGCCGTCCGCACCCACCGGCATTTCGTTCAGGAACGGGTAGATGTATTTGAAGATGCCGGACTTGTTATAGAGGCGTGAGCACCACTTCTTCATCTGTTCGGTATCGAAATGGTCAATGGCTTTCTGGATACTGAAGGCGCTCATGAAGCTTGCGCCTCCGTTCCATCCGCTCACCATAATCTCCACAATCATGTCCCAGCAGTTGGCCACAATCAAGTTCCACAGCCACGAGTTGTGTCCCTGCATCACGTAGGCACCGTCGCGCTTCGTCTGCCGGTTGTCGTCATACTTCCCGGTCAGGAACGACTTGTTGTCAGAACCGAGCTGGCAGTCGCCGTCATAATAGTCAATCGACCACTTCACACCGTCCCATGTACGGATAAGCATGTTCTTCGCAAGCTGGTCCACGCCGAGGTTGAACTGCACGTACAGATAGTAGGCAATCAGGTGGGGAAGGTCGAAATACTTCCCGGCCTCTTTCCTGAACGTTTCGCTCTGCCATTTGGCGGTAGGGAACTTGTCACCGTCGTCCTCATAGTCCACCCCCTCGAACGAATGGGATTCCGTGCTGTAGGCCATGTTCCTGCCCGCAGGCGTTTCCTTCACACACCGGTAAACGAAACTCATCATGCGGTCGGTGGCCTTGTACATGCGGTCGTACTTGTCATCCGTACCCAAATGGTCTTTCAGGTTCGGTTCTTCCTCTGCGTCACCGCCTCCGTCCGTCCAGAAGGTATCTTTCGGATGATTAAATTCCAGTCCTCCGTCAAAGTTGTAGTCCATAAAATCTTTATGGTCCGGTTCGGTGCTCGGCAACCAGTGGAACAGGCACAGCGGATTCGAGTTGTTCAAGGTTTCAAAGCAAATAGGCAGGTACTGCTTATGCCCCTGCTCATCGGCTTCCAGGTAGTTTAGCGTGTCACCCTCTCCCCATTTTTCTCCGCCGATGGTCTCATCCTGCCCGAATATGGGGTAACTGTCGCTCTTCTCGTTGTTCATGTTATACTGGCCGTAATAAATCAGGTCTTCGTCGGCACTCTTCGCTACGAACAGGTCGCACGGCAAGCCGTCGATAGCCGAACGGTAATCATTCTCCAGCCCATGGTCTTTGGCGTAACGCTGAGCAGGCGTAAGCAATCCCATCTCTTTCAGTCCGTCATTGATAAGCTTCGCACCTCCGGTATTGGTGGTCATGGACGAGTCCGAGAAGTCACATTTGGAACATGCCAGCTTCGCGCCTACGGAGTTCCTGCGCAACTTGAAGAGATTCTTCTTGCCGGTAGTTACTACCGGATTCTTCTGCCTGCCGTTTCCGTCAATCTCCCCGTAGCTCAATGTAACCGTCCATCCGCTTGCTGTCTTCTGGAAGTAGAAGCGGAAATTCTTTCTGGCATAGTTCACGGAAGAAGTACCCTGAATACGGACATATACGTTGGTAAGGATAAAGTCAAGCGTCCTGTCCTCTCCGTTATAGAAACGGACCTCCCTTACCAGTTTGTTGGCCTTCTTGTCGTTCAGCTGGGCCAGTGCATCCACCACGTTCAGCGTGTCGCTCTCGCTCGGAACCTCACTGCCCACGCTGCCCGTGCCTATCAGTACCAGGATCGAGTTCCGGCGCTTCTTCATCAGTCCCATCAGCTTCTCCATGCTCACCGTGTCCCCCTCGCTGAGCACGCGGTTGTCCT